GTAAAGTTTGACAGGGTAAAGTCCAAGACACCGGCACCCACACCGTTGTCATCAATGACCAACTCTTGAAGCCCCGAAGAGTATCCCGAAAATATGTAGTTGAAGTTGTTTTGGGCGTTGACCCAAATGCCTCGAGAGGGGCCTGTCAGTTCATTTGAGATGACCCGATATCCACCAATCTTACGGGGACGGCCGCGCTGGAACCTGACCCATCGACCATCGTTGTAATACTGCTTATCAAAAACCGTACCATCGCGCTGGATTCCCGCTAAAGTATCAAGAGCGAATACCTTTTGAGTCATTAGAATGTCCCGCCGGAAATACCGCTGGTAAATGTTCCGGTCGTGCCTGATACGGCACCACTAAATGTGCCAACTCCCGTCACGGTAATTCCGGTAGCAGTTGCTCTCAGTCTTTGAGTTCCAAGAACTGATACTCCAAATTCACCGGCCCCCGGGCGATAAATACCGGTGTCTGTTTCGCTCGCAAAAGAAAGGCTCGGAGCGGCAACGGTACCATCAGAAAGTTGCTGGTTAACAATACCTGCGGCAATCGTTGAAGCGTTAAATAGGTTAACCGAGTCACACAACAAAATTGCCTGTTGGTTGGACGGGACGATCGCCGTACCGGCACCAGCTACACCCGTTGTAAATGTGATCGTGTAATTTGACGCACCGCCATCGGTTTGGTTTGTTATGTAATAGATTTGAATGGTCTGTGGCAGATTTACCGTTACATTGTTAGTCAACGTGCCGGTGTACTTTTGAATGACATTTGATGCCTCAACCGGGGTCAATGTGTAACTACCCGTGGTAACCGCTTTGGTTAATTGGGTAAAATTGAACTCCGTTGATCTTCCGGTTCCGACTGTAAAAAATGCAGTTCCAGAGCACAGCACAAAGCACGAATCGGTCGGCTGAAGGTCAATCGATGCCGCTGAGTCAATCTGCTGACCGCCGGATGGCGACAGGGTAAGAGTGCCGGTTCCATTGTTTCGGATTAAGGTAAACCAATTATTTCCCAAAGTCGTGGCTGAGGTCAGGGTCAAGGTTCCTGCGCCTCCGGTCCACACCACGGTCTCTGCTCGATTGGCGGCGGCCAACGTGAAATTACTTGAATATGAACCGATCGGATGGGATTGATTTAATGTTGTGCCATTTGCAACCAACCCATATCCGGCGAGCGTCCCGGCATCTGCGTTTGAGGTTCCCGTGCCAAAAGAGATATTTCCCCAAGTTCCTGCGGTGTTGGGATTGGTCTTGATATAAACATACCGCGACTGACTGGCCGCTACCGCAACGATGGTGTTGCCATCGTAATCAGCAACCGTGAAAGAGTTTGATCCAACATTTCGAATTAATGAGTCTTGGCCAACCGAGGTCTGATTGGCCGGTGGCATCTTTAGCAAGAATCCACTTGAGGTCGCCGTAACATCCATAATTCGGGCGACATAGTCATCGGTGGCATTCCCGTTAATGGGCCACTCAAGTTGGGTTGTAGCAGACAGGGTAACCGACCGGTAGGCTACATCGGTCGGCTGGATTACGTTACCGGTAAAAGGTGAGTTGTAGCTCATTATGAATCCAATACGGTTGATTGACGATCCGCAATCCGAGTCAGATCCTCAGCCTTCAGGACATTGATGATCTTGTCGTATTGCGCCTGCCACATCGCCATGCGCTCATCGTTTTTCAGAAATGGCATGGCCTGTAAAAGCGTCCCATAAAGCAGGGCCTGAGGGGCATAAATGGTGAACCAGTTGGTCTGATTCGAGGAATCCAAGGGCTGAATCCGCTCGTAATAAAGCACCTCAAAGTTATAGGCCGAGGCCGGGGTGGGGGCTACTAGCCAATGGGTATAGTCGTAATCGCAGTAAAACTTGGGCACATCGGTTTGGGTGGCGTCTGGCCAATACTCTCTGAGGTACTCATACTTTCTCAAAAGAATCGGGGTACGCTCACCGGCGACCACCACATTCATGGACACTGTCTTGTGCCACCGGGCTGGTTTGTCGATGACCGATTGGGTGGCGGTCATGGTGCTTTGCATCACGGTCAGATTCCCAAGGAACTTGATCTCGGCGGCAATTACCTGCTCGGCCAGCATAATGAAGGTCGGAATCTTGTCTAGCGTGGCTTGATCGGTTCTCTCAAGGTAAGTTGAGATGTCGTCTACTAAATTGTCATAGGTCATTACCGCGGCGACTGTCATTACCAGCTCCTATGTTTGGCGGTCTTCTCAGCGATCGACTTGGGCTGGGCCACGAACTGCTTGCCGGCCGCCCTGCCTTCCCGCTTGGCACGGGTCGTGGCGGCGTACTCAGCCGAGGACAGGCTTTCGATAGCCTTCTTGGGCAGGTACCGCTCCCCGGTGGCCTTTGGGCCCTGCGTGGAGGGTTTCCCAGACTTTGTGCCCCACTCCTGCTTAGACCATTGAGAAAGACTGTTGTCAGCCCGTTTGGGGCCCTTATAACCGCCCCCGGAGGACTTGTACTTTTGGGTGGCCAGTTGAGCCTTCCGGGCAGACCATTGACCCGGAGCACCGCCCTTACCCGAGGCTTTCACCTGGGCGACGATGCGCTTCCATTTTCCGGGGTTGGATTTGACTGCGCTGCTCATGAAAAGGCCCTTGTTCCCTGTTTATCAATTATCAACTTTTGGCCTCTAGCCTGCATCCCAGGTGCGTTTGGAACCGAAATATGCGTCCAAGAATCGAACTCAAGGATGATTTGGTCAAAAGGTACTTGGGCGGCTATGCAGGCCTCCACCACCTCTCGTGGCTTCATCCCCGGAACTCTGAGGTCAGCCGCACAGCCTAGCCGGTGCTGGGAGGTGTCTTTGGACCCCACCGCATCGTTGACCGGCTTAGACCGAAAGCCGGAGTTGATCATGACTGCCTTGCCGCCTACTGCCTTTTTAACTTCTTCAAGAAGGCTTGCAAGGCGTTTGAGATTTTCGATTTCAGCGTCATTAGGCGTGTTTTCAACGCCGAGCCGAGCTGCTGCATCCGAGCGAGTAAGTTCTTCATAGGTAAAGTTCTCCGAGAGTTTATCGGTGGGACTCATTTCTGTTTTGCCTTCATATCCATAATTTTCTCAAGCGTCCTGCCACCAAAGTAAAACGACATGATCAGCATTCCCCACTGACCTAAGAGTTCAACGTAGTTGTTGTTAACCTCAATATCCCAAGCCGACATCATTCCGAAGGCCGTGTAAGTGATCAGGATAAAGACCAGGGTCATGGGCCGAATGTTCTTGGATAGCCAAGAGTCCGACTTCATGTCGGCTTCAGCCCGCTTAGTCAGGTTGTCCTGCTCGTTCATGTCGGCCTGAAGCTGCGCGAGCTCGCCCTTTTGCTGCAACTCCATCAAAGCCGCCTGAGCCTTAGCCTTGGCTTCGGGGTCCGGGATGACTTTGTCGAGGATCTTGCCCCCGACCTCTAAAAGAGTGCCGATAGGAATCATTTTTTCTCCCTCGCTAACATAGTTGCCGCAATGTTTAGCATTGCCTTGGCATGGTCAAGATTAGCCGGCGGGGCCGCCCATCCGACCGTGATTTGCCCGATAAAGCGGTCTTGCTCAGGCGGAATGCTAATCCGACAGCCGTAGGTCATGCCCTTCTCGATGTACCAAAGCCCGACCTCAGACTGGGCGGTCTTGTACTCACTACACGGGGCCTCATTGGCCATCAGCGCCACGACATCCCGGTTGTTGTTTGGGTTGTTGGTAAATAGGCCAACATCCAGCCCTTCCATCGTCTTATCCCTGCCCTCTTTGGTGTAGGCCCGATATAGCACCCTTGTTCCGAGGATGGGGTTGACCTTGAATATGGCAACCACTTGGGCGTTGGTGTGCTTGAAAAGGTGACTAGCAGCATCGTCCACCCGCCCCTCTGCGATTTGGGGTAACTTCTGCTGCTCCTTGTAAGCACCGACCAGCAGATCTCGGTTGTCGTAAAACATCCACCCGGCAAAGGCCAGGACCGCCATCAGGATCAGGGCAAAGAGTTTGAACGGCGAGTCAACATACGCCAAAACCTTGGAGAGCGTATCGTTTGCGTTTAACTTCTCTTCTGCCATCACCAAACCTTCGTAATCTTGAGTATTGCGTAAAGAATCAACGATACGACCCCTAACACCAACCATTCGCTTCTAGTCTTCTGCCGGTCTGAGTCGTACTCCTTTTGTAGTTCTTTTCGCTCCTTCCGAAGCCTTACCTCTAACTGCTCTATCTCTTGTACTGCCTTTTTGCCGAACTCTTTTTCTATGCTCTTAAACGCAATCTCTTTTTGCTTTTTGATGCCATACAGAATCCGGTACTCGTTGATGGCATCGATGTACATCATGTCCCCACGGCGCTGGACATCTTGCTGCTTCTTGCGCCAGGCCACCCTGGCTCGCGCCTCTTCGTCCAGAAACGTATTGACTTCTTTGGCGGTCTCCTTGATGTCTCGACCAGCCTTGATTGCCTCGCGGATACCTCCAAGGGCGGTCTGAACGACCTTGGACGGATCGGTGGGATCGGGTAGTTGGGACAATTACAAACTCCATGGCGTGACGGATAGGCTGATTAGGATGATCAAGATGCCTAAGAATGCAAACGCCCAAAAACCCACATTAGAGTCCAATCAACTTTTTGAAGAACTCAGCTGCCACGCCGGGGCCAAATAGCACCACGATGATCACGGCGTAGAGCAGATACTCAATCTTGCTCATACGGCGATCACCCTCACGCAATGAGGCAGAGATCTGCTCGTATCGGGTGGCGCATACCGCCTCATGGACGGCCAGTTTGGTCTCCACTGACTGATCCATCTGCTATTAGGCTGGCCAGTTTTGAGCCCCAAGGACTGCAATCAGGCCATCGACATTGGCTGCAGCGGTAATAGCGGCCTCAAGGCGGTCGCACTCAGCAACGATTGCGGCGCGTTTTGCGGCAGTAGCAGCGGGGATGTCCACATTGCGCTCTGCCTTGCGGATTACCATCCAATCAGTCTGGGCAAGCATAGAGCCTGCGGTCTGCTTTACTTGAGCGATGAACTGAGTCTTTAGACCGGTGGTTGTAATCGGCTCAGTTGCACCAGCCGGGGTCTCGGTCTTGTCTTCAAGTTCTTTGGCAATAGCCGTAAAGGTTGCCTCAACCGTCTGATTGACCTCGTTGACCCGGTAGTTTGGACCATCGACCCAGTAAAACCGCTGATCTTTTTGCTCACCGTAAATGATCTCGTAGACCCCAGCAGATTTACGCTCTGCTTCGGTAGCGTTACGGATGAACCGCGCTGAGTATTGCTTTTCCCCGATAGTGAACGCCATATCGGGCTGAATGATTTGGCGAACCTCGCCGTTTTGTACTACTGCGAACATGATGTTCTCCTATCGTGCATTAGAAAATTTAAAGGGAAATTCTGCAAAGGCAGCGTAGATGTATGTTGATCCGTTGCCATTTTGGTTTGTGTCAGAAGACCTAATCTTAAATCCGTTAGACAGAATATCTCTGTTCACACTTGAAGCATCTACTTCAGCGCTAGAAAGATTTGGAAACAATGCTTTTGATGACACATTGTATGGATCTCTTGATGTATCAACTATCTGCCAAGACTCTGTCCCAGTACTAGATAGTTTTACCATTAAGAACTTTGGTCTAAAGCCTAAGTATACAAACGGACCATCCGTACTACCGTTACCCGTGTACGAACCAAATGCAGAGTAGCCTGCTACTGGTGCGAAGCAGTAGGCGATACAATCTGTGCTTGCAACAACACCATTACCGCTACTAATGCCAAACACAGAGGATGTGGGAAACGCACTACCCCAGATATTACTTCCATTATCGTCTAACGCGCCTGTTGTAAAAGTAAGATATTTTTTAACTGTTGTGGCAACCGAAGCGTGGTAAATCGACCAATTGTATGATGCTGATGTGCGTGATTTTGTAATAATCACAGATGGAGCAACACCCAACCCATGACCAACAGTTTTATCTCCGCTTGCACCAGAATTGTAAGTAACAATACTAAAGCCAGCAGTCGTATTGGCTCTTACCGTGCTGGTAATTGTTCCGGATGTATTGGAAGAACTTGAACTAGCAGCGTTCCAATTCCACGAAACAAATGGTGTGTTATTTGCATTTGATCCGGCATTGCTACCAAGGCTAAATCCATCTGAATCAAACGATGTAAGCGAACCCGTTTCGGTTGTTTCTGCGGTTGTTCCATTACTAAACAAACCATTGTTTACACCTCGGTTTGAGTCATATAACCGATGACCATACCCAACACTTCTATCCTTTAGCCACACAAACTGAGGTGCAAAACCAATTCCTGTAATCGACTGCGTACCACCGTTACCCGTATACAGCACCGTA